GTTGATGGAAGCAGGAGAGTACACTGGTAACATAGTAGCGTTACCAAACAATCGAGTACGAGTAACCCACCCTGCATGGTTTGAGACAGGGGAAGGACCACCTGACTTTATGCCGAACCAAAGGGTCTTTCATTCAAAACAAGAGACTGAGTATGTATGGGATACTCAACGAGTCTTTAATAACTTATATGCTAAAGAGGGGAAATAACTATGGCAATGCAAAAAGATAAGATGAAGAAAAAAGGTATGGCTCGTGGTGGAGCTACAATGAAGAAAAAAGGAATGGCTAAGGGTGGAGTCAAAATGCCTATGGTCAAAAAAGGTGGGAAGATGATTCCTGCATTTGCTGCAGACGGTAAAGGCAAAATGAACAAGGGGGGTATGACCAAAAAGAAAAAGGGCATGGCTAAGGGTGGTGCTACTATGAAGAAGAAGGGTTATGCAGCAGGGGGTATGACTGTTGGACAACTTAGAGCTGCTGCTAAATCTAAAGGCTACAAGATAATGAAAGGCTAGTCATATGGCTAAGTCAACCGTTAACAAGGCAGGTAACTATACCAAACCCACCATGAGGAAGAATTTGTTTAGCCGAATTAAATCAGGTTCTTCTGGTGGGAAGCCCGGACAGTGGAGTGCTAGGAAAGCTCAGATGTTAGCCAAGCAGTACAAAGCTAAGGGTGGTGGTTATAAATAAAGACCCTAAAGTTGGCACAGGCAAGAAGCCTAAAAATACAGGCAGAAGGCTCTACACGGACGAGAATCCTAAAGACACGGTGAGTATTAAGTATGCAACCATCCAAAATGCGAAAGATACTATTGCTAAAGTTAAGAGAATTAGCAAACCCTACGCAAGAAAAATACAAATCCTCACCGTTCTTGAGCAACGTGCGGCCGTTCAAGGGAAAACTACACAGTCCAGACTCGCCAAGCAAGCAAAAGTTTCGTTAAAGAGAAAACATAATGCCACTAAAGAAAAGTCAAAAGTCACTTAAATCATGGTCAAAGCAAAAATGGAGAACCAAGAGTGGTAAACCCAGTAGCAAAACTGGAGAACGCTATCTTCCAACAGCTGCAATCAAGGCTCTATCACCCCAAGAGTACGCAGCAACAACTAAAGCTAAAAGAAAAGGCACAAAGGCAGGAAAGCAATTCGTTAAGCAACCTAAAAGCATCGCTAAGAAAACAAGAAGTTATAGAAAGATTACATAACATAGGATACTTTGAAGATGCTGTATGAGCCTACCTGTGACGTTTGTGGACATCACATTGAGGATGATAAATGTGAGTACTGCGAGAAGACTGGAGAAAACGGTAATTGGGTAAAGGAAGTTATAAAGGATAAAGATGACTCCAGAGACACTTGATAGATGGCGAATACTTCCAAGACTTATGATGCTTGTTATGACAGGAGTTTATATTCGTTGTATAGAATGGGCTTTGAGTCAGCCAGAGTTGACCACACAACAGGCAGGACTAATATCCGTGATTACAGGAGCAATGACAGGGAGCTTTGCAATCTGGATGGGAGCAGAAAAATCAGAAACAAAAGGAATGGGGAGGGAAGAACGATGAGAAAATATTTAAAAAGATTATGGTGTGCATTGTGGAATAAGAAGTGCCACGATGATTGTGACTGCGTATAATGCTAGGTACACTATTAAGTTCTGTATCTAGTTTAGCATCTTCTTACCTAGATGGTAAGGTTGCTGTTCAGAAAGCTGAAGCAACCATTCGTATGAAAGAAGCCACAGGTGAGATAGATTGGGACTTAGCTGCTATGAGGGCATCCCAAAGCTCGTGGAAAGACGAATGGCTAACTCTACTTTTTAGTATTCCTCTGGTACTGAGCTTCTGTGGTGAATGGGGGAGGGGTATAGTAGCAGACGGATTTACGGCTTTGGCAGGTATGCCACAGTGGTATCAGATAGCCTTAGGAGCTATCGTATCGGCAAGTTTTGCCACACGGTCTGCAGGTAAATTTTTTAATGGGATGAAAAAGAAATGACATTTAAACTATCAAGTAGAAGTCTAGGCAAACTAGAGGGTGTTAATCCTGTACTAGTGGACACAGTAAAACGTGCCATTGAACTGAGCAAGGTGGACTTTGGCGTGATTTATGGGGTTCGTTCCCTAGAAGAGCAGGAGAAGCTGTACAATGCAGGACGCTCACAAACAATGAAGTCTCGCCACCTTATCCAAGAAGATGGAACATCACATGCTGTAGACTTAATGGCATATGATGGTAGTAACCCAAGTTGGGACATCGTGATGTACGATGACATAGCTGATGCAATGAAAGCTGCTGCGAAAGAAACTGGAGCTACAATCCGTTGGGGAGCAGCATGGAATATAGACAGCATAACGGATTGGGAAAGACCAATGGAGGATGCCATGAATAATTATATAGACGTAAGAAGAAGTCAAGGCAGAAGACCATTTATTGATGGTCCTCATTTTGAGTTAAACTAATGGCACTTACAGAAAAACAACAAAAGTTCTTGGATGTCCTCTTTGAGGAAGCACGAGGTAATCCTCTTCAGGCTAAGAAGCTTGCAGGGTACAGTGACAATGTTGCTACCTCTTCTATTACTGCTGCTCTTAAAGAACAAATAGCTGACTTGACTAAACAATTTATTTCTTCTGCAGCTACTAAGGCAGCCTATTCTATGTATGAAGTAATGCACAGTCCCACAGACTTAGGTAATAAAGAGAAGATGGTAGCAGCTAAAGATGTACTAGACCGTAGTGGATTTACTAAAACGGATAAGGTAGAGGTAACGGCAGCTAGTCCTCTGTTCATCCTACCACCAAAGAATGATGAGAACGACTAAAGACTGGAAACTGCCTGTACCAGAGGAAACAGAAGATGGGTTTGATTGGCAACCTGTTGTACGAGTAGGACGGACTGTACCCTTTGGCTACGAGCAGGACGCAGAAGACAAAGATATTCTTTTACCAATAGTAGAAGAATTAAATTTGTTAGAGAAGGCTAAGAAGTATTTAAAACAGTACAGCTACAGAGATGTATCGAACTGGTTGAGTGAACAGTCTGGACGCTACATATCCCATGTAGGTTTGATGAAGAGAGTAAAACTTGAACAAAAGCGTAAGAGAGAAGCTTCAAACCAACGCTACCTTGCCCAAAGGTACAAAGAAGCCCTTGAGAAGGCAGAAAAAATCGAAACCACAAGATTTGGTGCAAGAGAACAAGGTACAGGCACAACCGAAGCCTGAGCCAATAGAAACGGAAGAAGCACAAAATGTTATCTTCCAACCAAATAAAGGACCACAAACAGAGTTTCTTTCGTCTACAGAACGTGAAGTGTTATACGGTGGTTCAGCAGGAGGTGGTAAGTCTTACGCAATGTTAGCCGACCCTGTACGTTACTTTAATAATCCTCAGTTTAGAGGACTACTAATAAGACGTACAACAGAAGAACTAAGAGAACTTATCTCTGTTTCTAAACAACTCTACCCACAGGCGATACCCAATATACGCTTTATGGAAAGAGACAAGACTTGGGTAGCACCATCAGGAGCAACACTTTGGATGTCTTACCTAGACAGAGATGATGATGTTACACGGTATCAGGGACAGGCTTTTAGTTGGATAGGGTTTGATGAACTTACACAGTGGGGGAGTCCTTATCCATTTGACTACATGAGGTCAAGACTACGTACAGCAAAAGGAAGTGGACTAGATTTATATCAGAGAGCTACATCAAACCCCGGGGGAGCAGGACACAGTTGGGTAAAGAAAATGTTTATTGACCCTGCACCACATAATACATCTTTTTGGGCAACAGACCTAGAAACAGGTAAGGTTCTTCAAATGCCTAAGGGTCACAGTCAAGAAGGTAAACCATTATTTAAAAGGCGATTTATTCCTGCTACTCTTTTTGATAATCCCTATTTATCTGAAGATGGTATGTATGAAGCAAACCTTTTGTCTCTGCCTGAGTATCAACGCAAGCAACTACTAGAGGGTAATTGGGATGTTAATGAAGGGGCGGCATTTCCAGAGTGGAATAGGACTATACACGTTGTTGACCCTTATAGTATACCAAACAGTTGGACAAAGTTTAGAGCTTGTGACTATGGATATGGAAGTCATACAGGAGTTGTTTGGATAGCTGTAACACCTTCAGAGCAACTAGTAGTCTACAGAGAGTTGTATGCTTCTAGGGTACTAGCAACAGACTTGGCAGACATGGTACTTGAAGCTGAACACGAAGATGGTACAATACGGTACGGTGTACTAGATAGTTCATTGTGGCATAAGCGAGGGGACACAGGACCTTCACTGGCTGAACAAATGATAATTAAAGGCTGTCGATGGAGACCCTCTGATAGAAGTAAAGGAAGTAGAATTGCAGGAAAGAATGAAATACACAGACGATTGCAAGTCGATGAATTTACCGAAGAACCACGCATTGTCTTCTTTAACACTTGTACAAATATTATATCTCAACTTCCTTCTATCCCACTCGACAAGAACAACTCGGAAGACGTAGATACAAAGTCGGAAGACCACTTATACGATGCACTACGTTATGGTGTAATGACACGACCACGTAGTAGTTTATTCGACTACAACCCAGATATGCAGCGTTCTGGTTTTCAAATGGCTGACTCAACTTTTGGATACTGAGGTAAAATATGGAAGAAGATAATATAACTCCTGACTCTGTAGAATCTTCTGCAATAGAAGATATGGCACAAGACGGATTAACAGATGAACCTGTTGGGGACATTGTTAATTTTGTAAAGGGTAAATACTCTAAAGCAGAAACAAACAGACGAGGTGATGAAGAACGGTGGATACAGGCTTATAGAAACTACCGTGGTTTATATAGTCCTGATGTACAGTTTACCTCCACAGAAAAATCAAAGGTATTTGTTAAAGTAACCAAAACAAAAGTTCTTGCTGCTTACGGACAGCTTGTAGAAGTATTGTTTGGTGGCAATAAATTTCCACTAAGTATTGACCCAACAGTTTTACCTGACGGTGTTGAAGACACAGTTAGCCTAGAAACAAACCCACAGCTAACAGAAGCTAAAGGACAGGCAGGTATAACTCCTAGAGAGCTACCTGAATTGTTAGCAGGAGAAACCCTTCCAGAGTTTAATGAAAGAGTAGGTCCTTTAACAGATGACTTAGACCCTGTTCAGGATAAGATAGATTTTAAATCGACAGGTAGTCCTACGTCTGTCAACTTTCATCCTGCAATGGTTGCAGCAAAGAAGATGGAGAAAAAAATACACGACCAACTAGAAGAGTCGAATGCTAAGAAACAACTACGAGCCGCAGCCTTTGAAGCGGCTCTTTTTGGTACAGGCATAATGAAAGGACCTTTTGCTGTAGATAAAGAGTATCCTAATTGGGATGAAGAAGGAATGTATAGCCCACTCTTTAAGACTGTACCACAAACTTCTCACGTATCTATTTGGAATTTCTACCCAGACCCTGATGCAAGTAACATGGATGAAGCTGAGTTTATTATAGAGAGACACAAAATGTCTCGCTCTCAATTACGTGCATTAAAGAAAAGACCATTCTTTAGAGAAAATGCTATTGATAAATCTCTCAATGAAGGAGAGATGTACAATAAAGAATGGTGGGAACACGTTATGGAAGACAATAACCAAGAGGACAGAGCCGAAAGGTTTGAGGTTCTAGAGTTTTGGGGTTTTGTTGACAGAGAAATAATAGAGGGGTATGATGTTGATATACCTGAAGAACTAGGTGATGTAGAACAAGTTAGTGTAAACATCTGGATATGCAATAACAATGTTCTTAGACTTGTTATGAATCCGTTTACTCCTGCCTACTTACCCTACTATGCAACACCGTATGAGATGAACCCATACAGCATATTTGGTGTGGGCATTGCAGAGAACATGGACGATACACAAACACTGATGAATGGTTTTATGCGTATGTCCGTAGATAACGCTGCACTGTCAGGCAATCTTATTATAGAAGTAGATGAAACAAACTTAGTTCCGGGACAAGACCTGTCCGTATATCCCGGAAAAATATTCAGAAGACAAGGCGGCGCACCGGGTCAAGCAATCTTTGGTACAAAGTTTCCTAATGTGTCGAATGAAAACATGCAGATGTTTGACAAAGCACGACAGTTAGCAGATGAGAGTACAGGCTTTCCTTCCTTTGCTCATGGTCAGACAGGTATAACAGGTGTAGGACGTACAGCTTCAGGTATTAGTATGCTTATGAATGCTGCTAACAACTCTATTAGAAGCGTTATAAAAAACGTAGATGACTATTTACTAGGTCCTCTGGGTAAAGCTTTTTTTAGTTTTAACATGCAGTTTGATTTTGACTCTGAGATAAAAGGTGACTTAGAAATTAAAGCACAGGGTACAGAAAGTCTTATGGCTAATGAAGTACGTAGTCAAAGGCTAATGCAATTTATGCAGACAGTATCTAATCCTGCTCTTGCTCCTTTTGCAAGGATGGATTATATTGTAAGAGAGATAGCAAAGTCTATGGACTTAGACCCTGACAAAGTAGCTAACTCTATGGGTCAGGCTGCAGTACAGGCTGAGATACTTAAAAAGTTCCAAGAGCAAAACCCACCACCTCCTCCCCCACCCAATGAGGGCAGACCACCACAAGAGACAGAAGAAGTTCCTGCAGGTAGTCAAGTACAAGACACACAAGGGTCAGGTGGAGCTAATATAGGTACAGGTTCAGTGCCAACACCTGACGAGCCGGGATTTACTGGTAATCAAGGCACTATACAATGAACCTAAAACAATTAGTTAATGACAAACCTTTGTGGGAAAACTTCGTGGAGTATCTTGATGATGCTATTGCAAAGAACCACACAGCCTTAGAGCAGTCCGATAATCATGTAGTTATTCACAGACTACAGGGTGCAATAGGTGCATTGCGTAGACTTAAATATCTTAGAGAAGAGATGAATGGAAGAACTGAATAAACAAACAGAAAAAGCATTTGATATTACTACTCCTTTTGTACCACATGCTGTGGACGTTAAAAAAGGGTTACAAAGTTTTGATGCTGAAGGAAATATAGTAGATTCTGATAGGTTTTACGAGTTAGAATCTTTTTATAATGTAAGAAGAGATAAAGAAATTTTTGATTATAAACTTAAAAAAGCTAATGAGTTTTTTGAAACAGAAGAAAATTTTATAAGACTGGAGCAAGCAAATATTGCAAAAGACCACCTAACAAAAAATGGTGTTGATGAGGACACTGCAAAGATACTAGGGCATAACTCAACTATTATTTCAGATTTTAAAAGTCCTATAGCTGAAACAATAGCAGTAGAAGATTTTAATATAGCTCTAAAAAAAGGAGATTTGGTAGGGCTAGGACTTACAGGCACAGGGTTACTCATGTACTTGTTAGGCACACCTGTGGGAAAAACTATTGGTTCAAATCTCATAGGAGGTTCGTGGAATCAATTAACAAAATTAGCTAATAAGTTTCGTTATAGAAATGATGTTCCTATAGAAGAAACTAGAACAAAAGTATTTGGAAAAGAGGTAGACTTTGACGATAGTAAGGTAGAAGATATTTTTGAACCATTTAATGCTAAAGATGCAGCAGATAGAAATCTTGATGAAAGAAATTCTTTTCTTAGAGAGGATTTGTACAAGAGGGGTATTCAATCATTTAGCCCTACTGTAAGAAAAGGTATACAGGGATTTCCTAATTATGACTCTTTGAGTTCACAAAAAGTAATACTTCCTAGTGAACTGTTATCTCATTTAGAAAATTTGCCTACAAATAATAAAGCAATACTTAATTCTGTAAATATAGAAAAAATATTTAAATTTGATTCTTTCTTTTATCTTTGGAATAAAGATATATTTAATACAGTTCAAGGAGATAAAATAGCTGATAATCCTGCCTTTGGAAAAGTTGGTAATACTTCTACTCTAGAAGCTGTGGATGCAAAATTAAAAAATTTTGAAGAGTCCATCTTAAATGCTAGACCAGATGCAGATGGAGGATTTACGTTTGAATATAATAACAAACTGACTAAAATTGATGAAAGGTCTATACCCTCTTATCTTAGTGATAAAAAGTATAATAATTTAACAATTCCTCAAAAATATATAAAAGCATTTAATGATAGGTATTTTAATTTTATTAATAAAAAACTTCAAACATTTGACAAAGGCAGTCTTGGTGTTAATTTTGAAGTAGATGTTTATGGGGGTAAATTTTTTGGTCAAGGTGATTCAGTTGTAAATAGGGATGTAAGTGCAAAATTAGACTATTCAACTTCAGATGAACTTAAAAAAATAGATGATAGAGAATTTACATTAAGTCCCGGTCCTTCAACACTTGCGTTTGATAAATCACAAGTTCCTTATAGTGGCTATCAAAGCCAGTCTAATGCAGGTTTAATGATTCCTAATAAAGTGAATCAATCAAATGGGACTGTTGTTGTGCGTTCTCCGTTTGATATAAATTCTAATGTTATGAATGAAGATGGCAGAAATACTAGTATATATACATCAGGCTCTAGAATAAGAGATTCTTTTATACGAGTAAAAAAATCTTTAGAAGATAATAAAAGTATTTTTGATAGCAGACCTCCAACTCCTAGGGAAGTTATATTCGGTAGTTCACAATTTTTAAAAAATATAGATATATTAAAAGATGACATAGACACTGCCTTTATAATGAATCAATTAAAAGAACTTCTTAAAACTAAAAGTTTTCCTGTTTCTACACCATCTAATCTCACAGATTCTGATATTAGAAATTTTTTAACAGAGTTGATGACATCAAAAAAGAGACCTGATGATTTTAAAAACACTAAAAATTTAGTGCAGAGTGCATTAGTTAATTTTCCTGCCGCTGATACTTATGACATAGTTCTTCCAATATCTCCTCAGGTAGCCAAGAATATACAGATAAATGCAGCAGGGGGTAACATACCGTTTATGAAATACACTATGACTAGAGATGAAGTTAGTAAAGTATTTTTTGATGAGTATAAAACAATAGCCACAAAATTTCCGAATATGGGAGTAAACATAAATAATACTGATGATATGCAAAAATTTTATCAACTAAATGGGGATATTCGAAAAAATTTAATAGCAATGGCAATGGGTACAAATAAAAGAGGTTATAATACTACTCATGGTTATGGTGCAGACTCTATAATACACACAAGATTTACAAGACTAGATAATGGTAAAGTGATTATTGATGAAATACAATCTGATTTGCACAAGGTTAAATACTCACAATATTTTAATGAGTATTTAAAAAAATCTACAAAAAAATCAAGAAGGGAACATATAAGAGAAGCAGAGGAATATGCTAGAAATAAAATAATAAAAGATGATACTTTACCTTTTGATAATGTAGATGAATTAGTAGAGCAGGTCTTAAAACCTTTAATATTAGATACAAAAAAGAATAATGGTCAGTTTATTATAATGCCAAACTTAGAAAAGTTAGCTAATATTAGAACTGGTGGTAATAGACCTATGACCACTAAAAAACTTGGAGCTAAAGGTGGTGTGGATTTAGATACTATTAGAAAGAGTGTAGTAAATACAAGTAAAAAGATAAGTCTAGAAAATCTTTTTAATGACCCTAGAATAACTGGTTTGCTATATAATATTAGAACAAGTTCAAACTATAAAACTATTAAACAAAAAGGAATATTATCTATACCTGCTAAAGATTTAGATGTGGCTGACTATGAAGAAACAATGCAACTTATTTATACTAAAATGCCTGATGACATGCAGTATATTTATACAGAAAGTTTTGATAAAGCTTCTGAGAATTTAGTTTTAAAAACAAAAGGAAAGATAAGAGCAGTAGAAACTACAGCAAAATACAAACATATTCCTAGTGATTATATGAACGTAAATGAATTAGATGATATGGAAAGAACTTATAGGATACACGAAAAAATACAAACTTGGAAAGGAATAACAAATGCTCTTGATGGAAGAACTCCAGATAAAGTAAAGTTAAATGAGTTTGCTGACTATAATGCTATAAAAAATTATCCAGAAGACCCTGTAGTTAGAAAGAAGTTTGCTAGTATGGTTAAGTCTAAATTGGGTTTTAACGATACAAGTTTAACAGGTATGGACTATAATGAGTCTGTTCAAAACTTAGAATTATTTTTAGACAAAGTTGGTATAGACAAGAAGTCACTTGATTATACTACCTATCCTCAAATAAATGAAATTGTTAATAAAATACCTGATGAAAAATTTGTGGAGTTTTATGAAAAAACAAAACAAGAATTAATAGACTTTAATGAAGTATTTATAAATGGAATTGAGGAAGAACTTTCAACAAAAACTTTAGATTTAAGAGATATCTTAAATGATGTAAAAGATTTAGATAACGTAAGAGTAGGTATGGCAAAAGGAGGATTAGTCAATGCTTGAGGAACAGATGGAGTTATTTGCAGACGAAGGTGGTTTAAAAGACGATGGTATGAACAAAGACCCTATTAGTGGTAATGAAGTTCCATCTGGTTCTTTAGCTGAAGAAGTAAGGGACGATATACCTGCACAGCTTAGTGAGGGAGAATATGTTGTACCTGCAGATGTTGTAAGATTTTTTGGTGTAAAGTTTTTTGAAGATTTACGTATGCAAGCTAAACAAGGTCTTTCTCAAATGGAGAAGGATGGTCGTATAGGAGGTGAACCTATTGCAGTTGCTACACTAGAGGTACAGGCTGATTCTGAGGAACTAGACCCTGAAGACGAAAAGAAACTACGAGAAATGATAGGGGTAAATAAGGGTGGTGTAATACACGCAGCCGAGGGAGTTCTTGCAGAGTCTGATATAACAGCCGATACTATTGCTAAGTCTACTAATCCACTTGGAGACTATGGATTTGTTGGGGGTAGTTTAGGTTTTCCATCAAGAGCTATACCAACACAAAAAACATTTTATCATCCAGATGGCAGAACATATGTTATACGTTATGATGCTGATGGTTCTCTTTCTAACCCTAATGATGCAGTATACACAGAGTCACCTTGGTCAGAAACTCCTCCCAATATTCAACAAATAGCTACAGGCACAGGAGGAGATGCAAGTGTATTTGATGATAGAGAAGAGTCTTCTAATAGAGAAAGAGAGTCTTCTGTATCACAAACTACTCAAGCATTTACCGATATGCAAAAAGCAAGAGTTGATGCAGATAAAGCTTTAGAAGATTCTTACACACGTTTAATGAAAAACAATCCAACATTAAAGTTAACTCAAAGTCAATACAGTAATCTACCACTGTCTGCAAAGATTGGATTAATTCCTGCAGAACTTGGTCTTGATGTAAAAGACTCAGATATTAATGCGATAATAAATAATGCTAATAACCCTACAGGGCTAGGCAAATTAATATCAGCGTTAGGTGGTGGAGTAGTTGGTGCAGTAGCTAATGCAGCTAAAAGTATTTTTACAGGAATTGGTGAAGCACTGAACTTTGAAAGTGCTGACCAAACAGTTCAACAAGTAGTAGATTCTGACTCAGATGGTTTAATGAATAGAGTGGACAGATTCTTGTTGGGTATTAAAAAAGATAATAAAATACAAACTCCACAAGGTCCTGTTGATATTAACTCTTCAGAGGGTAAAGCAGCAATAGGAAGAATAGAAGAAAATAGAAAGAGAGTTAGAGATAAAGCTTTAGAGACACATCTAAAAGAAGTAGATAATCTTAGGGTTGATTTACAACAAGCAGAAGAGTCAGCAGGTCAAGGTGACTTAGATACCGTAGCACAGAACAAAGCCTTTGACCAACAGATGCGAGAAGCTCAAGCTATAGCAAGAGGAACACCTAGAAGTGGTGGTGGAGGACAATCTGCACCATTTGGTTCAGGACCTATTGGTGGTGGTGGAGGAGGAGTAGGATTTTCTCAACCAGATAGTGGTCCTTTCTTTGTTAATAAAGGAGGACTAGCATCTAAACCAAAAGCTAAAGCAAAACGAAAAAAGAATACTAAAGGATTAGGCACTAAACCTAAGGCTACTTGACAATTATGTCAACCCCAATAACAGGAG